GTACGTTGTTTCTACTTTTGCTGGTTTTAATACTTGCATTATGTTGTTACCTCTCGCGGCTGTATTTCTAATATTGAAGCTATGACGTGCAGCTCGTTCGCGTCAACAGCTTGTACTTTTAATACTTCACTCTCTTCCATTATAAGAGGTTGAGTTAAAAGTTCTGTTGTTGCTTTAGATGCTATGGCTTTATCTTTAAATAAATTAAATATATTACCACTAGAGTCTACTAAAGTTATTGTTATTGTGGTCCCTGATCCGGCGTCCTCAGATACTAACAATGATTTTACAACAGATGTTTTAAAACTAGGCACCGTATATAGTGTGGTCAAATCTGATGTAGTTAAATCTACTTTTTTATTAATAAAACTATTAGCCATTAATTTAAAAAGAAGTTTTCAGCTTCTACCTCGTCTTTTAATTCTTGTTGATACGTTGTATTTAATTTTTGTATTACACCATCAAGATCTCTAACTTGTGCCTCTGCTGTAGGCAGGTCATACTCTCGTGCAGGTCTTGTTAATACTTGTACTATGGCTCTTGCTCTAGCACGAGTATCTATTTTTTTAGTACCCGAGGTTATATCAAATGGTCCAAGAGATGAACTAACTGATGTATCATTTGGAAAATCTCTTAAACCTAATGTAATTCTAGTAGTTCCTGTTTGAGATATAAAGTCAGGTATAAATCTTCTTATCTTCATTAAAAATTCACCATCTCCTCTAAGTGTTGCAACACCTGTAGATTGTCCTGTGCCTTGTGCTCTTTGTTGCGTTATATCATAATCTCCAGATAATATGTTTGCGGTTATTGCAGTAATAGTTCCATTTCTATTTTGATCAGTTCCTGTTTCATGTTCATAGTAAGTTGTTCTACCTTCTGTGTTTCCTACAACATCAAAAGATGTATCAGTGGCTGCATCATATTCTAAAGCGTGTGGAGTTCCAAATACTGCTGAGTCTTTCCACATTGTTCTAGCTAATGTTCCAACTGTCCAAACAGGTCTTTGTGGTGATGAATCAAAATAATTATAAGCAACCATCTTGTTAACAACTTGTGAATTAGCTGATGGATAAAACCATATAACTTCACCAAACAAATTATTTAATCCTGCAGATATCATTTGGTTACCAGAGTCTATATTTATATCATTGTAAACGTGATCTTCTACTAAACATGGTAGTGATTCTAATTTACCAGCATATCTAAAGAAACCATTCTCTGACATCCAATACGCAGCACCATCAACTTCTACACACGCGTTCTGTCCTGTTAGTCCACAGTTTGTACCTACTTGTGAAAAGGCAAACGTAAATGGTTGACCAACAAAACGTTGTGTAAATAAAGCTGTGTCAGTCCAAACAAGAATAGAATCTCTACCACGAATCGCTCCTCTGATCTGTGATCCGTCGGCCAGTCTCTGTGTACCAGCTGTATTAGTTGCTGTGGGTGTATATGTGTTTATATCTTCTTGGTCTGAAAATCTAATAAACATATCATCTTGTGTTGCTTTATTTCCAATTGTTGTTTCTGTTCCAAAAAATACTAAGTGACGATCCGGAGTTGATACAACCATATGTCTTGATGCAGTTGGTGCTCCAGAAACAATAGTTGCTCTTGTAGTTGTAGCATTTGATAAAGAAGAGTCCCATTGAAATACTTCACCATCGTGAATTAAACAAATTGCCTTATCACCAAAATTATCTAATGACCACATACCGGGTTCTAATACTAAGTCACCTGATGCAGCTTCACCCCATGCAACATAGTCAGTGCTATTTTTTACTGATGCTCCATCACTATGTCCTGATCTAGTTGAGTTTCTAACAGCTCTTGTAATACCAGTTAACGTAGTGCCACCTGTAATTCCAGTATAAGATATTTCTTCATTACCAACTTGAATAAAATTTGTTCCAGAACTTGGAAACTGTGTAGCGTCTGCTAAAACAATGGACGTGCCTGAACCACCTGTTCCTGCTGTATCATCTAATAGTGCTCCATTTAAAGTTGTTGTAACTGGATTAGAAGCCTCTCCACCCCAAGATCCTAAACTCCAACCAAAACCTTTTTCTTGAACGGCAGACCCTACAGGAAAATAATGTTGAACTCTTATGCCTCCTGATGTTGTTGCACCAGACCCTGTTTCATTTGATGGCATAGTTATTGTAATTTTTGTATTATCGGGAACACTTGTAACCATAAATTTTTTTTCATCAAAATCAGATGCACTAAAATTAGATCCTGTTATTGCGGTAAAATTATCTAATAAGATAATATCTTGTGGATTAATATTGTGACCACTAGAAAAATTTATAGTAACAATTGGTGATCCGTTAGTCGTGGTAAATGCACTTGTAAGCGTTGTTGTAGTTTTAATAGGATGTATGTCATAAAATACACCACCAGAAAAAGCATATAAAATTCTGTTTGTGCCAATAATAGCATATCTTCTACCTAAACTATTTACATAATGATGAAGACCACGTCCAGCTCCTGTAAGTTCATTTTCGCTTACATTGCCTAATTGGTTCCAACCACCTATTTTTTCTGGAATACCATACCTAAACCTAACATTATCACAATCAATCCATTGGCCCTCTGCTTGGGTTGCTGTGACTTGTTTATTAATACCTGGCTGAAATCCTATTTTCTGTAACATATAAAAACCTGTTTAGTAGCTAATATAGCAGATTATGTGCTATTTCAATGATAGATTTATACTTTAAACAAAAAACAATTGGCGTATGTTATCAAATCATTGTTGTTTTTGAAATGTTTTTTTACCTTTTTTATTGGCTCTATTACTTGTTGTATACATATACTATCATGCCCTGTAAAATAACCACCCTTTTTTATTTTAGGGTAGTAAGCCATGGCCTCTTCTAAACATTGTTTTTCTGTCATCATAGCATCAAAAAATATAAAGTCTAAAGATTTGTCATCGATATGTTTTATAGCATCTAAAGAATCTTTTTTTATAATAACTACTTTTTTGCCTTTTGGTGTGCCATACTCTAAGTTTAACATAGCAATCGATTCATTTAATTTCATTTGTTTTTCATCTGTTATTGATACTGGCACTCCATTTGGAACTCTTCTTAAATAATCTTCATAAGGTTTCCAATTGTCTACACCAATTAATTTTTTTACGTTATTACAATTGTGCAAGATTGTTAGAAAACTTTCTGCTCTAAAAACACCTAGTTCTAAACCAGTTAAATTTTTACCCATAATATTTATTGCAGAAATAAGGGGAGATATATCTGTTTCTGTTACATCTCTATACGCTGTTAAATGGTTCATCCTTTAAACCACTGTGGTAGACCTAGATGTAATCTTTTATCAAACATATTATCTTTAGCTCCCGGTGTGTTAACATTGTTATAATGTAAAAATACTTGATAACATTCTTGACCTTGAAAAGGTTTTCTCCAATGTTCTAAATCACACCCTCTGTATACTAGCATGTCTCCTGGCTTTAAATCTACTTTGATACCTTTTTTACTTATCTCTCCAGATGGTTCTAAATAAATTGGCCAAGGGTCGCCACCAAGATTCATCGTAGTTGATATCTCACAACTAAATCTATCTTTGTGTCTTCTAAGTTCATCACCTTTTTTATAAATTCTTGCATAAGTATAAGCTGGATATAATTTTAATCCTGTTACCTTTTCCATTTCTGGCTGACATTTTAACATTAAGGTTTCCATAGCAACATCAGAGTAGTGACTATAAGTATTTGGTATCTGCTCATCTTGATTTTCATAGTGACCCATCATAGTTTCAAATGGTGATATATATCTTTGTTTCATACAAGTATCGTAAACTTGTTTTTTCATAGCAAAATAATTAACTATGTATTCTGCTAAATCTTTTGAGATAGCTTTTTTAATAATTGCGTATTTATTTTTTTTAAAGCTCATAGTTTATATTTAAAGTAATTCTATAATGTTTATCTGTACAAGTAGTGCTAGTGTGTTCTAACGAACCATCAAATATTACAGCTGTATTATCTTCTGATTTAACCTTTCGATTTCTAAATATAGTCTGTCCATTGTTTTCATTAAGAAAAAATAACACAACCCCATGTTTATCATGTCTATCTACGTGAAAACCGTGTACAACTTTTTTATCTGTTTTTGTATAAAGGTTTAACTTTACCCTAAACAATTTTTTAAGTTTTAATTTTTTTATAAAAGGCTCTACTATGTCAGAATAGTAACCACTGTTAATACCAAGGTCTTCTCTAAAAAGAGTGTGGGTAAAAAAGAAATCATCGTTTTTTATATTACTAACTCCGTGTTGTACATACCAAGCAAAATCCGGATCAAAAACCAGTTTCTTAATTTTATCATATTGATCTTTTTTAAAGAAATTATTTTTTATTTTAAACATAATTAAAATTTATTACCATTCTGTTATTACAATTAGTAGAGTTAGTTCCATAATGAGTTTGATCTGCATCAAAGAAAACCATTCTATTACTTTTACTTTCTACTTTTTTATCGCCTATCATTGTATAACCATTGTTGTCGTTCAAATAATAAATAGCTGTCTTGCATTTAAAAGATTGATCTTGATGTTCATCAAATTTAATTAATTCATTAGATACAGGATTTAAATTAGCTTTTATTCTGATTAAAGATAATGGTTTTAATTTATCAATCAAAGGACTTAAACGTTCATAGTAATCAGAATTAATACTATAGTTCTTATAAAATATATGAACAAATTGATAATCAAATAGTTTATCTTTTTTTGTTACTTTACCTTGTAAAAAAAACCATGGAAAAATATCAGACTCCATCATTAATCTTAGGTCAAGACTTTTTTCAGCATCTATATAATTATCTTCTATCCTAAGCATCTTTTGCCATTCCTTTTGGTATTGCTTGTATGTTCCAGTGTATAAATCTAAAAGGTGATTTACCATGATCTACTGCAAACTCGTGTTCTAAATAACCTGGAAATATTACTATAGTTCCTGGAGTAGGTCTAAAATGTATTTTTTCATTTCCGTGCGCTAAACCATTATTAGGTTTTATAGCTAGCTTAGTAACACGTGCTCCTGTTCTTGGTTCATAAAATATTGGGTATGATGTTTTTTCATTACATTTTAAAAAGTAAAAACCTGATACATGTTGATTCCAATGTACATGTGCAGATTGATGACCACCACCTTTTTTAGCAAACTCTTGAACCCACATTTCAGAAAATATGGTAGTGTATTGTTGCATATCAAAACCACACCAATCTAAAAAATCCCAAGACTTTTGACCCACATAATTTCTTAAATCTAAAAAATCATTGTCAGCTGTAAGGGGTGTTGAATGATATGATCTTCCAAAATCACCATTCTTTTTTATATATTTTTTTTCTCTTTTTTTAGCTTCATTAATATATTTATCAGATGCTTTGTTTAAACTTGTTATAAACTCTGGTTTATCTTCAACCCATATTGGGGTTTTAAATAATTCTTGTATTTTCATATTATTTATATGGATATCCGAGAGACCACATGACCAATGAATATCGTGTTCCTTTCCTTACTGGTTTAACTCTATGCCATACAAATGAAGGAAATACAATGATAGATCCTTTTGCAAGTATTTCTTTTGCTTGTTTCAAATGCTTATCTTCATCTCTTAAGGGTGGATCATAGTTTCTAAAATCAAACTCTAATTCACCACCTTCATATTCAGACCCATCTGTTAATTGAAGAGTCATAGATAGTTTTCTTATTTTACCATCTTCATTTTTATTACCTTTTTTATTATAAGGTTTGTGGTAACTGTCAGCATGCCAATCATAATATTGATTAAGTTTGTATTTAGTAAATTGAATTGGCTCAGACCAATCCCATTCAAAGTTCCAACCTGCACTTTCATTTGCTAACTTTACGTAAGGTTGTATTTCTTTGTATATCCAAGTATCATTCAACCATGTAACATCAGAGTGTCTTCTTTTTTTAAGTATTGCTATCTCATCTTTATTTAAATTTTTATCTTGAAAACTACCTGTTCTAGCCATCTCTTCTTTTTTAGATAGTGCATATTCAATTATATCATCACATATTCTTGGAGGAATAGCTGATTTAAAATACCAATAATAATCATTTAAAATCATAATTTTTTAAAAACCACATTACCTGAAATTGTTTTTTGTTTAGATGATTTTAAAACCATGTGCTGTAAAAAACTAGGAAAGACAATTATCTGACCTGTCTTACATTTGGGTTTAAAAAATGAATCATACATATAATTTATATTTTTATAAAATTGTAAATAGTTTCGTAAAGGATTAATAAAAACAGTTTTACTTTCTTTTACATCCTTATAAATAATAAAAGAAAAATCACAGTCAATATGTAAATGTGGCTCTTGATGATCATTATTTACATAATTATTTTCCCAAATTTCTTTTAGATATATTTGAAAAGGGTGTTTAATTTGTTCTTCTAAAATAGACCCTATCGTTTTAGTTATATACTCTACACTCTCATCATCTATGTCTGATTTTTCATCATGCGTGCTTGGTGTTTCTGATACCCAAGTTTTTTTAAATTGTTTACTTTTTAAATTAATTTTATTTAAATCTATATTAGATATCAACACAGGAATTTTAAATAACTCTATTATCACTACACGTATATGTAAGTTATAGTTTGAACAAAATTTAATGTGTCTCTTGGTTTATTATCAATGTAATATATATTATTTGAAGGGAATAAAATAAAACCATTGTTTTCAAGTTTCATATCCCAACTTCTACCTTTTCTTCTGTTGTCATCGTAATAAATTCTAACATGACAATTAGATGTGCCTACACCATACAACAAAGTATAATCAGGAGAATTTTTTAAATCTACAGGATCTACGTTTAATAAAGGTTCAGTTCTTTCATTAGGTAGATACATATTAGACCAAGTGTCTTGATTAACTAAACTTATTTCATAGTTAAGATAAATATGTTCTATGATATATTTATTTAATTGTTCAAATTTTTTATGATTAAGTTTAATCTTTTCACCTTTTAATATGGAAGAGAAACCAGATAAGGCTAAATCAAATCGATCAATTTCAAAGCCTTTTGGCATTGAAACATCTCCATAAATTATTGCTTGTTCACTTAATACTTTCTTTTGCATATCTATATATGTTTTAAAAACTTATATAGTATACCTTTTTATTTGTCAATCTCCAGATCCAGACTTAGAGTTTCTGTTTTTTAATACCCAGCCAGTTGAATTATCTGCTTGATAAGCAGCTTCATCCCACTCATAAAGCCACGTGTGAGTGTTAGCTTCATTCTCAGCATCTTGTTCTGCTGTTATTGCAGGGGCATCACCTATTGGTGATTGCCATCTAGCCTCAGCTATATTTTGAGTCCAAGATTCATGTGGTTTTTGAGGCCAAAAAATTTGATTTGCTTCATCCCAAGTATATCCTATACCGGCATAATTACCTCTAAAAGGTGTTCCACCTAATTTATGTGTATTAGCTACTGTGTTGTAAGAAGTTTGTTTCCAAAGATGTTCTGGCCAGCCGTGGACTCTTTCTAAAAAAGCTTGTCCTTTTGCTTCTGAAGCTGCATTACCATCGTCAACAGCATTGACTGTTAAAACTCTATTGTCTTCTGATATTTTTGCAAAGTGTGCCATAATTAATTTTGAAATTTATACCTTATTACTACGATTCCGCTACCACCAGCGTTTCCTGATGCTCCTGGAGCAGGTAATCCTAATCCTCCGCCACCACCACCAGTGTTGGCATCTCCTGCTTCACCTTGTTTTGGTTGAGGTCCTCCTGGGTGTCTATCTCCGCCTCGGCCTCCGCCGCCTTTTCCTGGGCCTCCGCCTCCACCGCCACGTCCTGGATCTTGGTCAGTTCCTCCGCCGCCTCCTCCAGAGTAGAAGAAAGTTGAACACGCAGGTTCACCAAAAGAAGATGGTGCGATTGTTGACGAAACTCCAGTTCCACCATTACTAGCGCCATTACCAGCTCCACCGGCTCCGCCACCACATCCACCGGATGTTGGGTTTCCGTTTGAACCTGGTTGACCTTGAGGTGGACTTACAGGAGGTGTGTTTCCTGCACCACCACCCGCTCCGGGAGAGGGAGCATAACCAGCTCCTCCGCCAGATCCACCGGGCATTGTAGGTAATGGAGAACCACTATGTGGATTTCCACCAGCTCCGCCGCCAGTAGATGTAATTGGACCAAAAACTGAATTTGCACCTCTTTCTGATGCTGATGGGGATGGAGTAAAACCTGCTCCTCCCGCTCCGACTGTTACCGGAAGACCACCTGTACCAATATCGGTTAAAGATGCACAAGTTGCTAATGGAGATCCTGTCCAAAGTGGAGTTGTAGATGGGTCTTGAGATTCTCTATAACCTCCGCCACCTCCGCCGCCGCCTGTTGCAGGGCCTCCGGCTCCTCCGCCAGCTATTACTAAATAATCAACTTTGTTATTACCAGAATCTTTACCTTGTGATGCTACACAAAGTGTTCCATCTCCTGTGAATACATGAATTTTATAATCACCTACAGTAAAAGTAGAATTACCTCCGGTTGCTTCAACATAAGCAGGTCCTGATACTGCTGTTGATCCAAAACCTAAAACTTGATAACCGAATGATTTACCTTTACGAGGACTTGTATTTTTCTCACTCTTACCAGATCCTGCTCCAAACGAACCCGGTGTAGAATATAGGGTTTTTACATCTTTCATATCTAAATTCCTTATGCGTCGTTAGCCGCGTCAGTAGTAAAGAATAATTTAATACCTAGAACTCTAGATTCACCGGTAAAAGTATCTCCACCGTCTGCAGCTTTTCTAAATAGTTGAAAGTAAGATTGCTCACCTGCTGCAGGAGAACCTGCAACTGTCATTGCACTACTTTCAGCTGTAATTTGTTGATCTTCGACTGTTCCAATACCAGCATCTGTAACTTCTATTGCTGTTCCAAAAGCAACATCAATAGTATCGCCATCGGCACATGCAACGCCTTGTAAACCGAATATACAGTTTCCTGTGTTTGTAGTAGAAGGTGACCAATAAACTTGATAAGTTACTGTCCCTTCGTTCCATGATTTTGGCATAGCCACTGTGAATTGAGTATATTGTTGTGTACTTGCGTCAAAGTCCCATACATTTAAATCTGGTCTTGTAGCTGTTGTTTCAACTAAAGCTGCGTCTGCAGGATTTGTTGTTGGTCCATACATTGCTGCAGCGGGTACCCACATAGTTTCTTTACCAGCAATTTTTAAAGCTGAACCGTTTCCTTGTAGAACACCTGATCCTTTTGGAACAAGGTTAATACCTACGTTAGTTTCACCAGACGCTGTAAAGCTAGGATTGTTACCAGTAGCTGCGTTGGCATATGTTAATTCGTTTACTGCAGAACTTGTAGCAGTTAATAAAAATAATTCGTTTCCGTTAGTATCTAAAATAGAAGTCCCAATTTTAGGGGCAGTTAAAGTTTTGTTTGTTAAAGTTTGTGTTCCAGTAAGAGTTACATCACCATCACCAAAACCTAAAGAAATTATATCTGGATTAGTTCCATCATTAGCTGATGCAAATACTATAGCATCACCTTTGTCTGTTGCTGCAAAAGTAAACGTAGCTCCTGAACCAGAGGCATATTTAAACTGAACTGTGTGAGATCCTGAAGTTGAATTTCTTAAAAAATAAAAAGTTTCAACATCTAAAGGGATTGTTACAATTTGGTTTCCACTAATTGTACCTGTAAACTCAATCATTCTGTGTTGAGCTGTTCCAGTAGTATTTCCATCTACAACGGTTAAAGCAGTTGTTTGTGCTCCACCAGCGATCGATTGTGTATTAAAACCACCAGTTAATTGTTCTATAAGATTTAAATTAGAGTTAGTTTTTGTTCCCCAAGTACCGGCATTTTCGCCAGTTGCCATTAGTTCTATACCAAGATCCGTAAAAGTTGATGCCATAATTTTTTCTCCTTAAGCCACGTTTACGTCTGTATAAGACGTATTTCCTGTTATGTCAATATCTTTGTATGCTAATGGAGATACATTTCCAACCGCTGTTGTAGCTTCTACACCAGTTAATCCTACTACATCTGCAGGTGTTATTGCCCCTACGGACGACGTAGAAGACACTCCACTTAATCCTACAAGCATTTGATCAAGATCTATTGATCCTACAGCTGACGTTGTTGCAACGCCTGTTAATGGTACAAATTCTACAATACCAGCTATTAGTTCACCGACTCCAGCTGTTGCAGAAACTCCTGTTAATGATGCTACAGAAGTTAAGTCAAGTGTTACAGAACCTACTGCAGAAGTTGTAGCAACTCCTGTTAATCCAAATGTTAATTGAGTTGGATCTATTTCTCCAACAGAAGCAGTTGCAGAAACTCCGGTTAATGAAACTGTTGGTGATAATATAATTGTTGGTGAACCAATTGAGAATGTTGCAGAAACTCCAGTTACTCCCATAACGTCAGCAGGGTTAAGCGTAAACATGCCCCAACCATTCTCGCCGTAAGTTCCATTACTCCAACCGTTAACACTTAAATTTGATACGATTGCATCAGGTGCAGTTAATTCTACAGTTAAACCAGAGAAACCCCAACTTTCAAAGTTCCAAGTATCTCTACCCCAACCTTGTTCATTGAAAGCTGATATAGAACCTACTGATGATGTTGTTGATACTCCAGTTACAGCTACAACAGGACTATTACTTTCTCCCCAAGGCTCTTGACCCCATTCAGATCTACCCCAACCTTGTTCAGAAGATGCAATAGGTTCACCTACAGATGAAGTTATAGATTGACCTGTTAAAGTTATTACTTCGTCATTAGCTTGACCCCAAGAACCGCCGTCGTTCCAGGTATCTGCACCCCAACCAGTTGTAATGGCTTCAGTTGTGCCCCAACGACCGGTGCTCCAGGTTGTGCCTGATTCGTTCCAAGTGTTGGCCATAAGGAAGACCTCCTTATGCTAGTCTAATGATAGCGTTTGATGCGTCTGCTGCAGGAAATTGAATTGTAAAAGTTCCGCTGGATACAGTTTTGTCACCACCAAATGCGATAACAGCACACGCTGGATCACCTGATGCGGAATCATTATAAATTAAACATCCGTTTGCTGTGAAAGATGCACTTGTATAACTCACATCGTTAAAGTCACAAACTGCAGTTGTGCTGTCTGCAACAGGAGTTATGCTTGTAAGCGTCGCGCCACCTGCTGAGTACGCTGATCCTGATGTGTTAGAAATTTCGTTTGATGTTGAATACGCTGTTGTAGCAGCCCCTAAAGATGCAGAACTAGTGTATAAAGCTATTTTAAAAGTGTTGCCACTTGATGCAGTAAAGTTGTGAACTCCTTTTAAAAGTTCTACTTTAAAACTTGTACATACCGCCGATGATATTGCCATAATTTTTTCTCCTTATTTATGGAGACGGGGACTTAACTGGTATTCTAACTGTTCCGTCAGTATAATCGTCTCGTCTTCGTCTTCCAAGCTGCATTCCTGCAAACTGTTGTATAGCATTTTTATATTTATTTTCG